TGTCCTGTTGCGTTGCAACATGGCTGCACTGCGGCATGGCTATGCTGCACTGCGGTAGCTGCGTTGCAACATGGTTTTATGCTGCGCTGCAACAGCGTGCTGCAATGCGGCATGGCAATTAAACGTAATCCGGATATATTTATTTATTGTGAGCATTTGCGAGCATTTAGTGTAAATGTGTGCTATTGTGTGTTTTCTTACCTAACCCGATTCAATCGAACAAGGATTACATCATGTCAAAAATACTAGGTTACATAGCATATGAAGGCCCATCTAAACTAGATGGCGCGCCTATAGTAGTTATCATCAACAAGGTTCACGCTAAAAGCGCAAACGATAAAACAGGCGCACTAGTTCAATCGTTTATCATCCGCTCAGATGTAAACCCTGTGCAAGCGCTTGAGACAGGCGAAGACGCTGCAATATGTGGCGAGTGCGAGCATAGACCCATCAACGCCAAAAAAACAGGCAAAGCGCCGTGTTACGTTAACGTTGGTCGCAGTGTATTAGCTGTATACAACGCATACAAGCGCGGCCGGTACGTCAAAGTAACGCCTAAACAGTTAGCGCTTATATTAGCTGGCAAAAAATTACGTATAGGTACATATGGAGACGGCGCGGCCGCTCCAGTATCGCTTTGGCAAACCCTTACTATGTATACCCTTGATCACGTTGGATACACGCATCAATGGTCACGCGCAAAGTTCGATCACTTTGGTTGGTCTTCCCTTGTTATGGCAAGCGCTGACACGGCCGAACAAGCGCTTGAAGCGCAGGCGCTCTCATATCGTACTTTTCGCGTGTCGATCGGATTAGACAAGCGCGCCGGCGAGATATCGTGTCCAGCGAGTGCCGAGTCAGGCAAGAAAACCACTTGCAACAATTGCATGCTTTGCGCCGGGCAAATGAAAGCGGCCAAAAATATTGTCATTGCAGATCACGCGCTCGGCCACAAGCGCCGTGTTATCCCTATTTTAGTAGCAGCATAAACCCCACGGCCCGAAAGGGCCATTACTCGGAGCAATAAATCATGCTAAACCATATTAAAACCATACGCGCTGGCGAACCTGGCTTTTTAACGCCAACTATGCGAAATACAATAGATGTACACGACGACCAAAAACGCTATATATACGAGCGCCCTGCGCGTTTTACGGGCGCGAACCGAAAGGATTGGAAGATTACCTTGGCCGTGGCTTTTAACGCTACGCGCGTTATCGGTTCCGGTCATGTCTTTTATATTGTGAGAGATTAATTATGTCAGAGAAAATCCACGCCACAATTGCAGCATTGCTAATGAGCATTGCTTTTCTACTTTCCCTTTACTTGTGAGATCCATTATGAAAAACGAATTCTATGCTTTATACGATGCCGAGTCTGGCCTGTACCAAGTGTTATACGCCCTTGACGGCTATCCAGCACAAGATGTAAACGGTAAACCTATCTTTATTACTCTTGATCAAGCAATGGCGCAGGGTTTGTACGCTCAAAATAATGAACCATTTGGGCACGATGTTGGAATTTTAAAATGACCATTTCCCTAATCGCAGCCGGTCTAGTCATACTCGCAATACTAGTCTTTGATTTATAACCCTCTTTAAAACGATTTAAGACCCGCTACGGCGGGTTTTTTTATGCCCCTAGTATATAAACGTGTAATTCTACTAAAATTGCCTATAACGCCTTGAATTAAAAAATCAATTACTTTGTGGGTATACCATGCAAAAAGCAAAAACAGCACAAGAGAAATACAGCTATGAGGGCAAGCTTAGACGGCTTGGCTCTCATAATGTCGATTACACCATCCGTGAAGTGTGGCCAAAGATTTTAGAACGCATTACAGAAGGCAAAAGTTTAATGAGCGCTACTAAAGAGGCGCAAATGTCTTACTCTACGGCTATGTATCAACTCCGCAACAATCCAGACCTGCAAACCAAATATCGCGCCTGTATGGAAGAGCGTGGCGACTACCTAGCCGATGAATTAGTTGACTTATCAGACGAAATGCCACCAGCCGACCTGGATCCCGCATTAATCAACGCCTGGGTGAACCGTCAGCGGTTACGCATCGATGCACGCAAATGGAGTGCAGCAAAACTTAGACCAAAACAATGGGGTGAGAAAATCGATGTATCGGTAACCCATACTCAGATATCAATTGTCCAGGCACTTGAACAAGCCGAGGCTCGGCTCCTAGATAACGTGACTGATATCACCCCAAATGATCCTAAAGAAAATTCAATATTAGACAATTAGCGGTATTAGCGGTATTAGCGGTATTTAGCAGTATTATTAAAATCTGTATACGTACTGCTAACCCCCTAGGGTTAGCGGTACAGGCACTGTATCCTTTAGGAATACCGATACCGCAATACCGCTAATTTTTGCTCACTTTTTGAGCAAATCGAACAATTAGCGGTATTCGTACAATCAATCACCATTTGACTCTTTTTTATACTTTTTCGGCATCATATAACCCGAATCATGACGCCCTGGGCGCTTCTCAATAGGCGCTTGAAAAGGCGTATAAATAGCATTAATCAAGCCACGCGCCACCATAGAATCTATCACCTCAAGTGCGGTGTTTTTTGAGCCACCGATCCGCTCGGCCAACTCTGATTTAGTATGATATTCAGTCTTACCAAGCAATATCAACGCTGAAATAACAACCTCCTCCTTTTGCTTTAACAATAATTGTCGGGCTGCTAAATCGGCATCCTTTCGGTTCTTTTCTTTTACCTTTGCTATTTCACCTTTACCTCCGGCTTCGACAATCTCAGGGATACCGTGTATCAAGGTTTCTTTTATTGAATTGCCAAGCATATCGTAAGTGTTGATCACGTTGATGCTAGCGCCAAACAGAATCCCGTCAGCGCGCGCCATAAATCGATGCTTGGCTGATTCAATCTCAAGCCACCGTTTACCATCATCTTCTTTAATAATGTATAAAACTTGGTTAGCGTCAGCTTCCCAAGCACCGGCACCTCGGGCGCTGAAATCGGCCACATCAGCACGTTTGAGCGCCTTGGCAAGGTGCGCCACTAACCACAATGGCATACTATGAAATCGAACCTTGAGTGTGGCCATAGCGCGCCCGACCTCGCTATTGTCGGACTCATTCTCAAGATCAAAGCTTGCATTGGTGGTATCAAACACAACCAAAGGGTTAGTTTCGTACACTACGCCGTCTTCGCTTATGTTGTTGACCGCCATTGCTTCGTAGATGGGCGCGACTTGTGCGACTATTTGAGGGGCCAAGCGCGCAGCGGATACGATCTTGAACCATTCTGAAACTTCCGCATCAGACTTGCCACCCAAATGCCCAGACTCGCGCATTGAACGCAAAATACGCATGACTTGGCGGGGGTCTTCTGATACCCATATGATCTTGCGACGTAACAATGGTTTAAGTGCATCATCAGGTTCGCATAGGTGAGCGACCCGTGTGGCAATTGGTACTAGCTGAGTGGTTTTACCTGCGCCGGCTGACCCTGCAATCAACACCACGCCAGACTGAATTAAGCCGTCAAGCACATACTCTTGTGCGGGGATATGGCCCATGTCATAGTCAACAAATACCGCCAATGGGTGCTTTGGTTGATCGCTTAGTATTGATTCTGCTGCGGCATCGCCAAGTGCTGCGGAGGCGCCGATGTCATGCTCGGGGACGTAACGGGCAATACTCTCGGCGATACGCTTCACGTCAGACGCGGGTAACGGGATATCGCACCGCTCGGCATTCGCTGCGCTAATGGCTGCAAATATTTCGCTGCTTGAGAAGCCATTACGACGCATAGAACCCGCCATAGACGCCAAGCCCGCATTACGATTACCGGTAATCAACTCACCATCTGTTGCCGTCACGATGACTTTGCGTACTGCCATCGCTGCTAACCACGTTTCGGGTATTGCGAAGGGGCTAATCCCATCTGTCGGATCACCTGACGCTTCCCATGAATACTCGCGATCGTTCACACTTGACGGGGTGACGACGAAATACCGGCCATTGGCTAAAAAATCAACGCCACGGCGCAACTCACAACTTTTTAGATTTTCGCGGGCTTGGGCGATGTAATGTTGCCCGCCACCTGCGGTCAGTTGGCATATTCCATCAGGTACGGCGCCATGCTCTGCCGTGAAATCATCCCAAGACTCGCTTCCACCATTGCGCGGGTCAATGTCAAACACCACAATGCCGGACTTTTCACCTGCGGCGATCCCGATATTAAAACTTGGGTTCTGCGCCCACCAGGCTTTGATCTGCTCGGGGTCGGTAGTCGCATCATGCACCCCATGGGCTGACGCTGGGCGCTTATCGTTTGGAATCAAAGGTAAGACGTGCCAACCCCAAGACGCATAAGTAAGTGCGGCCTCAAGCTTTGTTGTTGTTGTCATAGGGAGGCTCATGGTTTGGGATCAAAATACTCAGACAATTTTTTAATCACTTCATAGGAAGGATTCTTGTTTGCACCGTTTTTGATGTTCAGCAAGGTGTTGTAATGCACCCCCGCCAACTCCGCAACAATAGGCACCGACCTGTCGTGCATCAACTCCCGAATCTGTTCAATCGTCAACATTTTTGCACCTTTTTAAATTAAATTGAATTATCTTGTTGACACAATAACATTGATCGTGCAATAATTCAATCAATCGCTAAACGGATTCCCCAACAAGCGATAACTTTAGGAGCCACAAATGGCTATCAATTTACGCAGTACCAAAGGTTTACACGCCAATGGTGTGAAGCTTTTAGTTTACGCACAAGCAGGCGCTGGTAAAACAAGCCTGATCCCCACCCTGCCAAACCCTGTTGTGTTATCGGCTGAAGGTGGATTGTTGTCGATTGCTGATGCAGATTTACCTTTTGTTGAGGTGTCGAGTTATGACACGTTAATGGAAGCGTACCGCTGGGTCGTTGAGTCAGACGAAGCCAAACACTTTGAATCGATCGCACTTGATTCGATCTCAGAGATTGCTGAGGTGGTGTTGAACCATGAGAAGAAGATTGCAAAGGATCCTCGCCAAGCTTACGGCAGTATGCAAGAACAGATGTATGACATTATTCGCGCGTTTCGCGATATACCTGGCAAGCATATATATTTCACGGCGAAGTGTGAGAAGACTGCTGATGAGTCGGGGCGCATTCTCTACGCACCGAGTATGCCAGGCAACAAGACTGGTCAGGCGCTACCGTACTTCTTTGACGAAGTGCTGGCACTCCGCGTTGAGAAAGATGCAGAGGGCGTGGCACAACGTGCGCTGAT